AAGCCCAGTTATCGTCAAACTCAATCAAACTATAATCTATCGTTTGTGTTATATCGGAGGTTGCTACATTATTTGCTGTAGAACCTGGTTGTCCTGTTACGAATTCCTCGAAACGAGTATCCGCAGCCGTATCAGCTGCCAATCTTGTATCAACAAATTTAATAACTGCTTTATCCTTCTCAGGACCGAAGAACCATCCTTTCATTGTAAAGTTTAATGTATATAAAATACTTCTTCTTGTTGTAAAGGCATCTTCGTATAAATCTTCTGATGTCACATCACTTAATATGAGAGGGACATCTATTGCTTCTAAACCTGGTATTAAATTTACAGTACTTGTAAACTCAGGATTAAAGAATGGTAATATTTGTTCTAAACATTTAACGGCATCTTCGTTGTATTTTGCCATGATGTATAAACTGAATCCCATATTATATGGAGTTCCTGAATATACAAATCGTCTGCCACCGTTATCTACATCTACAACTTTCTTTCTTAATTTTCTTGTTGGTGAAACTTTTCTTTCTGCGTCATATGCAAAACTTGTTAACTCAAATGCCATACGAGGTAATGTCATAGCATAAGGTTGACCTGCAGTTGGTTTACCAAACGCATCTTGAGTTGCTCCACCTTGTAAAGTAGGATCTTGATCAAGCCTTGCTAAAATCTTTTGATATGGTCCGTAAGATATAGGTACTATCTGCCTCTGATCTAAAGTACCATCAGTGCTTGTTCTACGAACTTCTAATTGATTAAAATATGTACCAAATAAAGCAACATATTTACGAATCGTAGAGTTATAAAAATAATTTGCTATTGCCATTAGGTATCACTTATTGATATGTTTTCACTAAACGGATCTACTTCTGAGAAATCAATTATACCGTCTGCTTCAATTTCAAAGTCGAGGTTACTTGCGTTATCATCAGTTGCAGCAAGTACAGATAAAGTTGCATTATTAGCATCTACTTCGATGTCTGTATTATATGCAGCAAAGTAATCATCGATGTTAGAACGACCAGTATTAAATCTTTGGTTAGCATATTCAATCAATTCACATTGCATGTCATATACTTGTGTTTGTCCCATTTGATAAAATATGCTTTCATGTTCAACATATTTAATTTCAAACATCTTTTCGTTTAAAGGGAAGTAAATTAAATCACCTTCTCTAGGACGAGTAAGTTCAACAACCTCTCGAGTTACATGTCTTTCAAATGTTCTATTCGCAACTGTGAGAGTTAATGTATCTCTTATTTGTAAACCAAACTTGGATAAGAAATCACCTTCTCCTTCAAAACCTTCCATGCTTTTAACATAGGTTTCAAATTCAAAAGTTTCGTTATATTCTGGAAAATCATCTTCGTTAAAAATTACATCTCTGCCTTTAATTGCTCTACTGATGTATATAACGTCAACACCATATTGCTTGATAGATTCTATTACCAAATCATCAATTAAAGACTGCTCTTGAACTTGAGAGTAATTATTAAAGAATGTATTCGTAGCCATTACTTATCCGATATAATTATACTGAAGAGGTTGTAAATTCTCAATGGCTTCTTCTTCCATTAAGCGCCTTTCTTCTTTGGCATCAGATAGTATTTGTTCTCCGTTGAATGATACACCGCCTACAAGTTGCATACCTGTAAACTTAGTTAGGTTTGATCCCCACTGTTCTTTAATTAAAGCAGCGGCATAGTTTTGTAACCAACGATCACCCCATACATCAGAATAAGTATCTGCATCAATTACATCATATGCTTCTATAATAATGTATTCACCAACAGGCATTGAGTCAACCCCTGAATCTATATGTAATCTGTTTATGTGTTTATTGTAACGAATCATTGGTTTGCCAACAAGCATTTCTTGTAAGAATTCTAAATGCTGCATTGACATATAATAATTTGTAATGTTATATCCAGTAATATCTTCAAGATTATTTAAAACAAATTGATACTGAACATTAAAGATTCCACCACCTGTAGAAATACTTGATTGCATATTAAAGATACCTGAAATACCAAGTATTGTTGTAGGTAGTTCTATATAACCGTTATCTTTATTCTCTTGAGTAATCTGATGTTTCATATAAACAAGTTGACTTCCGTTATAATGATAATCTCTCCAGAAATCTATAGCTTCATCAAGACGGTCATCAATCTGTTCGTCCGACACATTAATATCAATCACAGGAGCACCTAGCTTACGGAGTACCCAGCTTTTGAATTGTTCTCTTGTTGTTGGTTGTGCCATTTTAATTTACTCTATTGTTTTTTATTATTTATCTATATTATAAAGCTATAATTGTACTCGCGCTCATTAAGAAATCTTTTACTTTCGTATCACTTACACCAGATGCTCTTGCCCATAATTCTACACTTGCTTGGAATAGGTAAGTACAATTACCAGACGAACTTCCGGCAATATTTGGCAGATGCCTTACTACTATATTTAATCCAGTAGACATATTACTTGTTAACCATCCACTATCAAAAGTTCCGGTTGCTGTAAGAGAATGATTACCGCCAGCAGTATTAGTTAAGCTTCGTAGAGGTGCAATATTTCCGGACGCATTATTAACGTTATTAACAGTAACTTTCATTCTTATACCTGTAATAGTCCCACTTGTCGTTTGATTCACGTACATAGATTTTCCTGGGTCCGATTGTGTTAGTTGGTAGCGCGTTTCAGATCCAGATGTGTTAAACTGAGAACCTTTTGTATATGTTAATCCGTCACTACCAGTAACTGAACCTTGGCCGACATATATCATAGCTTGAAATACGAATACACTATTCCATCTAACGTCTATTCTTGTTTCTGTAAATCCTTCCCCATCAGTATATTGTGTTTCTAGCCATTCGTAAGAACCCGACGTACCTTGTGGACCATTACTTCCACCAGTCTGGTCGTTATATGTTGTTTGCGCGTTACTTGTAGAATTAGGTCCTCTTGCATATGCATAGTCAAAACGTGTTGCACCACTGCCAGTTCCTGTAGCTAAACTATCATCAGTGGCTATTAAACGTAACGTCGAACTTGACGCTGTATATTGTAAACCCATTATTGTGTCAGCGTTGGCTGAGCTGCCACCATTACAAACTTGGTTATGAACAAACCCACTACCTTCACTTTGATCTGCTACGAGGTCTGTTACTACATTACTAGTAACACCTGCCGCGCCACCGCCAGTTCCACCAGTTGCGGTTGTTCCTGCTACGGTATTAAATGTATGACTTGTCATTTCTTATTTCCTTTACTTATTATGAACAATGTGTCCATCAACAATATATGTATCGTCTCCGCCAACACTAAGCGAATATACATCTCTAACTTTTTCTGGTCCTCTAATAATCGATGTTACTTCTTCGTCATAATATTCATTTGTTTCAGAATTATATTTCTTTAATATATCTCCTACTGCAAGCTGTGTTAAATCGAGGTCTGGATAATCTGGGCTATCAGTATCTTCTCCAGGACATTTCCACCCGTCAGTTGTTAAGAATGGGTGAGTACTTGAAACAAAAGCATCACTTCCGTTTATAGCGTAAAAAGTATCTTGTAATGGGAAAGTTCTGAACCCTGTAATTTCTTTATGCAAACCGTCTTTTCCAATAACATAATGAACTTCACCATCTTCTTTACTTGACCATTGGCTGTAAGCTGAATCTAACGTCATAATGTTAACAGTATTGGTATCAACATTCCACCTATATAAGTTGGCTGATCCAAGGAAACATCCAGATCCTGATGCCTGTGCACTAGCCTCAAATCTCCAGGTAGCTACTTTAGTATCTTCGTATCCTGACTTTCGAGCCCAACATTCAAGAAGTCTTGTAGTTGTACTATTACTTGTGTTTGTTCCCATTGAAGAAGTCGTTGATGCAGTAGTGGATACAGACGCTGATGCACCTGTTCCAACTGAGGCCGACGCAACATATCCTGTATCTGATATAATAGTTCCACTTGTTGATTTAATAACACATCGAGTTGAGTCCGGTGATACTGAGTTTTCTTCCCATATTTCGGTTGTCTGACCAGATGTTCTTGATACAAATGCACCTGAGCTTTGAGTATAATATCCGTTAGTAGCTCCGCCTGTACCAGTTGGAGTAAAGAATATTTCTGAGCCATTAACAGATCTTCTATAAAAAGCTACAGTACAACTTGAAGTAGAGGTGACCGGATCTTGTACTCCATAACTCAAACTTACGTGCTTGTCTGATACTCCAGTAAGATTAGTTCCACCTTCTCTAGCAGTAATTGTAGTAGCTCCAGGCCAACCCAGAGGAGTACCACCACTAGCAGCAGTATATCCAAAAGCAACTGCTCTAATTTCGTCTGCGGCTATTACAGTAAAACATATGTGCCATCTTTGATAACCTGACCATGTTGGAGTTGTTCCGTCTGCCCAACTAACATTTGATGAAAACGTTGGTGTATGATTATTTGTACTAAGGTCTAATAACATCTGTGCAGAATTTCCAACTAGTACAGAAGTTTCAGTAAAAGTGGTATCACCACCTAATATACAATTCATCATCGGAGTTGAAAAATTTATATTATCAGTAGTTGAACTAATTCCATAACCAGAATTATTAGTTTTAATTCTTCCTACATTTCCAGTAATTTCTTTTAATTCTCTATCATTGTTAATTACAACTGTTCCAGCTATTTTAATCGACATTCTTAATCTCCATTTAACCTGTTAATAGCTTCAAGCAGCTCGGCTAAATTATCTTCTTCATTATCGTGTTCTGGATATTGAATCCATTCTTCCCACACGTTACCATCTGCGTCTTCTCTTTCAACTTTTGATGATTTAAATAATCCTGTTAAAGCCATTTCTTATGCTCCCCAACTTGTCGCTGTGACTGAATGTACAGACGCGTCCCAAGATGTTATAACGATGGTCCAATATCTTGCGGTTGTCCAATCAGGTTCTGAATCATTTTCAAAAAGCCAAGTTATACTACCACCAGATACAAATGATAAATCATGTAATTGGTTAGAACCGTCAACAAAATATGTAAATTGATCACCACCTGTAGTACCAGATATTCCTTGTATGATTACATTAGAACCATTCAGTGTTAAAAACTCTTGATGTTCATCTGCCATGGAGGGCGTTAAATTACCTG